GAGGTGGTCGGCACCGGGGACATCGAGATCTCCCTCGGTGGGTACACCGTTGGCATCGATGACCTTGTCAGCGACATCACGCTCGATTGTGAGGCTCAAAACGCCTATAGCGGCTCTGTCAACCTCAACAGTACCGTGACCCTTGCTGACGGCGCTTTCCCCCAGCTCGCACCGGGTGCTAATAGCCTCACCATTGTGACCGGGTCGGTCACCTCTATCACCATAACGCCAAGGTGGTGGCAACTTTGAGCACACTTGCCAATATTCCACGCCTTTTCGATTCTACGGCATCGCTATTCACTTCTCAAGGCATTGGAGCGCTCACCGATGTGGTGAGCGTTTCCGTTGTCGAGGGGCTCAATGGCGGCATGGAGCTGACGATGGTCTACCCGGTCACCGGGATCCATTTCGAGGACATCGTCACCCGGGCGCTCATCCTGTGCAAGCCCAACCCCATCGCCGACCCTTATCCGTTTCGCATTTACTCGGTCACCAAGCCGCTAAATGGTCGGTGCACCATTCATGCGCATGGGTGGCACTATGACCTCTCCGGCATCCCGATTCCGCCATTTGATTCCCTCTCGGCGGCTGGGGTAATTTCTGCGTTCAATAGCGACACATCTGTACCCCATCTGTTTACCTTTTCCTCCGACATGGGCGGCACCTCCGGCAATTTCGACCTCACCCACCCATCGAGTGTCTATGGCATCATGGGCGGCGTGGAGGGCTCTGTCATTGATGTGTTTGGTGGGGAATGGCTCTACGGATATAATAACGATCCCCAGCAAATCAGGCTTGTCGCCCGGCGTGGCGCTGACAACGGCGTAACAATCCGATACGGTAAGAACCTCACCCAGCTCGAACAGGAGGAAAACATCAGCGCCGTTTACACTGGTGTCTATCCCTACTGGCAAGGTGCGGAGGGCGAGCTTGTCACGCTCCCGGAGGAAATCATCCCGGCATCCGGCTCGTTCAATTTCGACAGGATCCTGACCCTCGACATGACAGGCGATTTTGCCGAAATGCCTGACGAGGATAACCTCCGCAATGCCGCCACCGCCTACATGACCGCCAATAGTATCGGCGTGCCAAAGGTCAGCCTCAAAGTGTCATTTGTGGCACTTGGACAAACCGACCAGTACAAGAGCATGGCGATGCTGGAGGATGTCGAGCTCGGTGACGGCGTGACAGTGCAGTTTGAGGCGCTTGGTGTCGATGCCACCGCCCGGGTCATTGAGACCGATTACAACCCCATCACAGGGCGGTACAACTCTGTGAGCATCGGCAGCGCCCGGGCGACCATCGCCGACACCATCGCCGGACAGAGCACGGCGGTCACCCGGCTGGAGAACACTGTCACCTCCCCGGTGGTGGCGGCGGTCAACCGCATCAGCGACAGGATCGTGGGCAACCTCGGCGGATATATCGTTATGCGGTATAACGCCGACAATGTGCCTTACGAGCTCCTGATCATGGACACCGATAGCATTGACACCGCTACCAAAGTGTGGCGCTGGAATCAGCAAGGGCTGGGCTACTCGTCCACCGGGTACAATGGGACATATACCCTTGGCATGACACAGGATGGCGAGATCGTTGCCGACCTCATCACCGCCGGACACATGGCGGCTGACATCATCACGATGGGCGCAAACCCGGGCGATGAGCTGACCGACTATTTCCGGGTGTACCTTGATGCAAATAGCCGGGCGGTGGTCGAGCTGGGCGCTGATGAAAATCAAATCGTTCTGCGCCTCCAGAATGATCGCATTTCGTTCTATGACACACAGGGCACCGAGCTGGCGTATTTCTCGGATAACTCGTTTAAGATCGTCAACCTCGCCGCCTTTGAATTGCAGAACCTTAAAATATCTGTCCTTGATAATGGCGCTTATGGGTTTATGAGCGCATAACAGGGGGGAAACGCATGGCATCATGGTCTCAAACCTTTTCAGTTAATAATAAGTACAGTTTGACCCTGACGGTCACAGAGCAGAGCTATAGCATCCCGAACAACACGAGCACGGTGTCCTATAGCCTCGTGATGGCAACCGCCGCAAACTCATTCACCGGGTACGCCGATTATCGCACACAGATCTCGTGCTCGATCAACGGCTCATCGGTATTCTCTTACGATGCCTCCCGAAACTTCAACGCATCGGCTGCATCGAGTTACAGTGAAACCCTGTGCTCCGGCACCGCAACGGTAACGCACAACGCTGACGGCACCAAATCGTGCGCCGTTGCCGCATCGGTGTCGGTCGCCTCGGGCACCTACTCGCCGGGCTCCGCCTCTATCAGCAATAGCCTCACGCTCACAACGATACCCCGGGCGAGCACTTGCTCATGGTCTGGCGATTTCGTCATCGGCACCGCCAAAACGATCACGATAACAAGGGCATCGTCCTCGTTCACCCACAAGCTGACGATGGTGCTCGGCTCCAAGACGGTGACCCCGACTTCCTCCGCAACCACATCCTACTCGTGGACACCGCTCGCCACCGATTGGTCTGGTCAGTTTCCCACGCAGACCTCCCGGACAGGCACCCTCACGCTCTACACCTACAACGGCTCCACGCTCATCGGGTCGAACGCCTACACCTTTACCCTCAAGATACCTGATAGCTGGAAACCGAGCGTTTCTGTGACCCTGTCGCCCTCGACCACAAACGCCTTTATTGCTGGCACCGGGCTCTATGTCGCTGGCTACTCGAAAATATCGGCGGCGATCACTGGCACGGCGGCAACCGGGGCGGCAATCAGCTCCTACACCATCTCCGGGGCGTTCTCCAAGACGGTGACCACCTCGTCATCGAGTACCACGCAAGTCTCCGGGGTTATCGCAACCTCCGGGTCGAAAACGGTGTCGGTCACTATCACCGATGCCCGAGGGCGCACTGGTAGCGCATCCGCATCGTGTACTTACACCGCATACGCATACCCGGCGGTCTCGGCGCTCTCCTACGCTCGTGGCTCCTATGTCGGCGGTGTGTGGACAACCTCGGCGGCTGGCACGGACTTGCGTATCACATTCACAGGCTCGTGCTCTTTGTCTGGCAACTCGAATGTGATGAGCTGGTCAATCGGCTCGCCTGTCTCCACCACAGGCTCCGGGCTGACCTCCGGCTCATCGATAACCCGGTACAAAACCGGGATAGGCACCACCACGGCGTACAGTGTGACGGTCACGCTGACGGACTCGGTCGGCAACTCCACAAGCCGCTCGATAACGGTGCCGACCGTTGAAATACCGTTTGTCATCGACCCCACCCTCCCCGCAATCGGCGTGGGCGCAGTGCCGCAGACGGCGAGGACACTCGAACTGGCAAGCAACTGGCGGCTTAATCCCGGCGGCGGTGAATTTATGCCAGATACAAAAGACATACTTACTGATGCGCTAAATGTCCAATCAGGATGCATGAAATGCTATAAAGGCACAGGGAGTTCATATACTGGAAGTGTTCCAAACTCAAATTATGGATACGGCACATTTTTCGTATTAAATCGGTATTCATCCAGTATATGGGTTATGGCATTATCTCCAGTCCTTGCTGATGGGATAGCGGTAAATCACTACACTGGCACATGGAGCGGATGGTATAAATTATACTCCCTTAAAAGTGTTACAAAAACTGCCACATTATCATATGCCGGTGGAACAATCGGTACGCGAGGAGCGCAAGTGATTTGGAATTCGTCTGCCATTGGCGGCAATCCGATATTTACAGAAATAACGAACATATCAGATTCGTCTGTCGTTCATCCGTTAACATTTATTTATAATAATAGTGTTTATGTAAATGCTTATAGGTGTACTTCTGGTGGAGTCAATCAAACTGTTGATGTTACTATTTATTACACATAATGGGGGTTTTGTTATGTCTTGGAAGTTTTGGCGTGCGGCGTTAATCCGTGCATTACGCACTTTTGCACAGACGGCGGTCGCCGTCATAGGCACGGCGGCGGTGCTTGAGGAGGTGCGCTGGTGGGCGGTCGCCTCTGCGGCGGCGCTGGCGGCGGTGTTATCGCTGCTGACGAGCGTGGCGACAGGGCTGCCGGAGGTGGACGATGTATAAGGCGATACAAATTGCGCTGAATGAGGTCGGTTACCTCGAAAAGGCGAGCAACGCCGACCTCGACAGTAAGACAGGAAACGCCGGGTTTGCGAACTACACCAAATACGCAAGAGACCTCGACAACCTCGGGGACTTCTACAACGGCAAAAAGCAAGGGTACCCTTGGTGCGAGGCGTTTGTCGATTGGTGCTTTTACAAGGCTTACGGCGAGGCGATGGCGCTCACGCTACTCTGTCAACCCAAGTATTCAGCCGGAGCCGGGTGCACGCAATCAGCGCAGTATTACAAGGCACAGGGCAGATTTTACTCGAGCCCCAAGGTCGGTGACCAGATCTTCTTTACATGGGGCGGCGGCGATGTAGAGCACACCGGGCTGGTGTATGCGGTGGATGCTACCACGGTGTACACGGTGGAGGGCAACACCTCAGGCAAATCCGGGCTCGTCCCGAACGGCGGCGGTGTGTACAAAAAGCAGTACGCACGGAACAACGGCATCATCTACGGCTATGGGCGACCGAACTATGCGCTATGCGATGACGGCAGCGGCGGCGGCACCCCGGCTGATGATACAGATCAGGGAAATGGAGGAACTTGTGAAGTGACACTTCAGGTTTTGTCAACTGGATCCACCGGGAGCGAGGTCAAGGCGCTACAAGCGCTCTTGATCAAGCGGTGGGGAATCAGCTGCGGTGTTTACGGCATGGATGGCGATTTCGGCAGCGCAACGAAAAAGGCGGTCATTAACTTCCAAGCCAAAAACAACCTTGTACAGGATGGCGTTGTCGGGCAACTCACTTGGGCAAAGCTCTTGGGGGTGAATTGAGGTGGATCTCGGCACCGTTGTCTCGGTCATCAGCATCGCCACCGCCGTGCTCGGCGTGGCGTGCTATGTCGCTAACCTCGCTTTTCGTTTCAAGCGGCTGGAGAAACAGGCGGAGCATCGGAAAGAGGACACCGCCGTCATCCTGACGAGCCTCCTCGCCGTGCTGGACGGCTTACATCAAAAGGGCGCTAATGGCTTGGTGACCAAGACCAAGGCGGATCTCGAGGCGTACATAATCAAATCGAGGTGACCCTATTGGAGAACGAGAACGCACAAAAAACGCACCGACCTAACACGATACCGCTTTCCGCAAAGCGTGAGGCGGTCGAGGGACTTCTCAACGGCAAGACCTACCGGGAAGTATACAACGAGATCTTTTACCCCCAATACAAGAGGATGTCTTTCGAGACATTCAAGCGGAAAATCCAGTATTGGCGCTCCAAGGCGATGGCTGACGAGCTGACGGAACAGGCTGGCACATACCCGGGCATGGTCGCCCGGGGTGCCACCGTTCAGGTCAACGCCCTTGGACAGATTTCACAGGCGTGGATCCGACAGACCGCAGAGGTCATCGATTGGGATGACATCGTTGAGCACCTCCAGAACAATGTGCCGACCATCGACACCGAGCCCACCAGCTCCGCACCCGAGCCCATGCTCCTCGAGATCCCTCTGTTTGACCTCCATTTCGGCGTTGCGCATCTGCGTGACTATGAGCGCATCCTTGGGGAGATCGAGGACGAGATCCGCTCCCGGGTGTGGGAGGAGATCCATGTCATTATCGGGCAAGACAACTTGCATAATAACGACCTCAGGGGGCATACCGCAAAAGGCACCGACATCGAGGCGGTAGACATCCCACAGGCGTGGGCGGATGCGTGGGCTTTCTGGACAACGATCCTCCGGCGGTGCCTTGAGCACTCTCCCCGGGTGGTGGCGCACTACTCTCGGGGCAATCATGACGAATGTATAAGCTGGGCGTTTTTCAAGGCACTCGAGGCTGGTGTGCCGTGCGTGGAGTTTGATGCCTCGCTTGCTCACCGCAAGGCTTTTCTGTGGCGGCGGTGCTGGGTGGGTTTCGGACACCTCGAATATACCACCGATAGCAACAAGATTTTCAGGGATTTCGTAATCGATTTCCCGGAGGCTTTTGCGGCGGCGGAGTGCCGGGAGATCCACGCCGGACACCTCCATCGGGAGAGCTGCGACAACGGCATCATGGTGCGCCGCCTCGCCTCCGCCGTGCCAACGGACGGATGGAGCGCCGCCAACGGTTTCACCGGGGCGCATAAGCGTTTCCAAATGTTTGAGTTTGCGCCCGGTCGGCTCCGCTCGGTGGTATACACATAACATGGGGGATAATATGGGGGATAACATGACCGAAATCGCACATTTCGCAAATGTTATCGCCTTAACACGCAAATTATCTCAAGCGCTATACACACGCTATGCGCACAGTAAAGGGGAGGGCTTTCGGGCTCTCCCCTGTTTTTTTGTTCTGCACAAAACTATGAGAAAATGAACATTTTTGCGTTTTGTTGCAAACTGTTTGATAAAGGCGTGGGGGTATTCTCTTGGCGTATGGGATCGTACCCATCTCTCTTGTTATAACAATTTTCATAACAATTCAATGCTCAAAATACTGCACAAATTGAGCAATTTTCTGCACATTTTGAGGTATCACAAGACATCCGAAATATCACCGAAATAGAGCAAAATCGCAGAAACGGTACAAAAAAGCACCGGGAAAGTGTCATTTACGACCTTTTCCCGGTGTTGCGTTTTTGGTGCGAGAGATGGGACTTGAACCCACATTTCAATGTTGAGATGGCTTGCGAGACAACACTTTTCAAAACGCATAACAATTTTCATTACATTTTCACTATTGAGATTTCGCAATTTCGCCTCTTTCATTTTATTTTCTACTGGTAGTCGCATTATTTGCGACTGCTTGGAGCAAATAGAATTTTGTCAAATTAATATCGTTTTTGCCGATATTCTACTTTGCCAGCTCGTTGTAAAATGCCGCTACCCGGTCAGCAAACTGCGCCCCGGCGCTATCGAAGGCATGAGTATATACGGTGTCCATGACCGGGCGGCTCGCCCAGCCACCGGCTTGCATGGTGTAGTGCTCCGGGACACCTAAAAGGTGCGAGACAGAGGCAAAGGTGTGCCGGAAATCGTGCACACGCACCCGAGGCAATCCATGCGCCTCTGTGAGCCTCTGTAGGTGCGTATACAAGGTGTTTGGGTGGATGTCCTTAAAAAGCCTCTCACCGCCTTGTACGCCCTCCACGAGCTTTAGGAGCGCCGGGTCAACCCGGAGCACCCGATACCCGGCGGCGGTCTTGGTCGCCTCACGCTCCACCCACGAGCCGTCAGGGCTCTGCACATACGCCCGGGATATGGTGACCGTGCTGTGGGTAAAATCGAAATCCATTTTTCGCAAGGCAAATAGCTCCGACCGCCGGAGCCCGAGGAACGCATCGAGGAGGATCGGCAGCTCGTAACGAGTGCCCTTGACGAGCTGGAAAATCTCCCGGAGCACATCAGGATCGATTGCCCTCCCTTTCGGGGGGGCTTTTTTGGGTAGCGCCACATTGCAACGGAAATCCGGGTTTTGCTCTTGGATGGCGGCGTAGATCAAGCCCCATGCGTTGCGCACGGTCTTGGGGCTCGTTTGGCGGCTTTCCAGTGCAACGGCTTGTTGCATGATCGCCGGGGTCAGTGTGCCGATTCTGCGCCCCATCAGCGCCTTGAAACGGTTCTCCCTGATGGATTGGTAGGCTTTTAGCGTGGAGGGGGACAGGATGCCATCACGCCCGGCAATATACTGATCTACCGCCTCGCCCAAGGTGAGACCGCTCGGGTGGTGAGCCGCCGCCCAAGCGCCAGCCTTGAGCTGGGCGGCTTTTTTGATCACGAGCGCCTCGGTGCGGTCGGTGATGTGGATGGTCTCGCCGTTGATGGTCACCCGGGTATAGTAGTTACCACTCGGGAGCTGCCTCGCTTTCGGCATCCTCATGGGCGCATACCTCGCTTGTTGATGTAATAGTCAAGGGCGAGCCGGACGAAATCCTCGGTCACGCCCTCACGGTCGGCAATTTCGTACTGCGGTATATTTTGGCGGAGGTACTGCGCCAGCACTTCCCACGGCAGCACCGCCTCGATCTGTTTCCGGGTTGCTATCGTTTCGGCGAGGCGCTTGAGCTCCCGGGGTGCCTCGATGCTATATGTGGCATCTGTTACGATATGCGCCCATTCGTGGGAGGTCGCCACCTTTTCCTGTGCGGTGGTACGGATGCGCCGCTCGTCCAGAAAGATGCCCCACGCACCTCCGGCGAGCCGGATAGCGACCGCATCGGTGGGTGCATCCATGTCATAGGTGCCGGAGAAACACCTCACGCCCCGGCGGATCAGGTCGGCATAAATCTCGGTCAATGTCACTTATATGTCCTTTCTATGTCACTTATGCCGCCTGTTTGCATCCGCCAGCTGGCGAGCCATCTGGATCAGGATGTCCTTGTCTCGCTCGGTGAGGTCGGTCTCCGCTATGTGCATAGCATAGGTAAATTCCGTTGGGGTCTCGATTGGGCGCTCCATCGGGACATCGTAACCCATGAGCCACGCCTCGGACACATTGAGCGACCTGGCGAGCAGATAGATCCCGGTCTGTGTCGCATCATATCTGCCATGCCTCCAGTTTGACAGGCTCCCTTGGTCGATCCCTGTCTCTCTTGAGATTTCGATTGCTTTCTTGCCACGCACTTTCAATGCCTCATTGAGGCGCTCCGCAAATGTTGCCATTTTTGCCATAAGTATCACCGCCTATTTTGATATTGAAATCTTACAATATAATTATTGAAATATCAATTCGCAAATCGCCGAAAAAATCTTGTAATCTCCAAAGTTTATACTTGACAATTCAAAAGAGTGGTGTTACTATAAGTATAGAAATTTTGAAAACTCATAATTGAGGAGGTCGCAATCATGATTATTGTACGAAATGGTTACCGCTTTTCTTTCCGGGAGTGTGACACCAAGGGGATGACCGTGGAGGAGGTCACCAAGCTCGCCTGTGAAAAAGGGCGGATGCAGTACGAGACCAACGGCGCTTGGCTTGTGGTGCCCGGCGTTGGTTATGGTGTTGATGTTACTTACCCGGTAACCGATGAGCTTTGATGGCAAGGGGGTGCATGACATGACACTCAAGGATCTCTGTCACATGACCGAGGACGAGCTTGATGAGCTCGAGCGCCAGATGGCAAGCATCGGCAATCTCAAGGCGCTCGGCGCTATCTCGCTCGTGCGTGAATGGTACGGCAAGACCGTCTTGGTATTCAAGGGGCGCAAGGTGCCAATTGGCACCACCGGGGTAGTATTCTGGATTGGACAGTATGACAATAGCAAGTACGGTGATCCGTGGGGCATCTATACCACCACAAAGCTCGGGATCCGTGATCACCTCGGTAATGTCTTTTTTACTGCTGATACTAATTGCGAATTATGTGAGGAGGCTTAACAATGGCGCACAAGATCACTTTCGTATTGACAGACAATGAATATGATTACCTCAAGCACATGGGCGAGGAGGACGGCGAGACATGGAAAGAGTACGCCACCCATCTCTTTAGCTCTCGCCTGTGGGAGGATCGTGAGATCAATGATGTCTGGCACAATAACGAGGAATAAGAGGAGGTGAGAGGATGACGAGGGAGATCTTTGACCTGACCCGGCTCCGGGAGCGGATGCGCTCGCAAGGCATGAGCATCGAGCGGCTTGCGGAGGCGGTCGGGCTTGGGACTTGGGCGATGTGGGCAAAGCTGCACGGTGATTATGATTTTAAAAGCACCGAGATCATTCGGGTGGCTGATGCCCTCAAAATCCCGGGTCGGGAAATCGCAACATATTTTTTTAGGCGCTAACTTTGGAAATCACGAGTTTTTAAATTGGAGGTGTCAATTTGATGAGACCGCTGGCATGGGACACCGCTCGCATGGATCAGGCGGCGGATGCGGAGTACCGCAAGGACATCCTGATGGCGATGGCGGTCAACGGCTTTACACAGGACAAGCTGGCGGCGGCGTTGGGCATGAGCCGCAACACGCTCCGAGCGAGGCTCCGCAACCCGGAAACGCTGACAAGGGGCGAGGACAGAACGCTCCGCAAATTACTCGGATTGAATTCGGAAAAATGGATGGATTGGAGGGATTTAGATGACACTTTTGCAGTTCAGCCTTTGCACGCTCGCCGTGTTTGTGGTGCTCCTGATCGCCGGGGTGCTCATCGAGGCGGAGGTGGACTACCGCAAGCGCCAGATCAAGAGGGTGCGTGATCTCAAGGTCGAGAACGCCCAGCTCCGGGCGCAGATCCATCGGCAGCGGTGGGAGCATGATTGGTATGTGGATGAGGCAAAGACCCGGGAGGCGGTCAAGGACTTGCTCTTGAGGCAAAAATGGGCAGAGGCGCAAAAAAGAGCGGCTCGGTAAAAACCAAGCCGCCCACGGAGGAGAACGCACATATATTATACCACAAAATGTCAAGAAAGAAAAGAGGAGGAGAACGATGGCAAGCATTTTCGAGACCTTGTTGCCGATCAAGGTGGACGGTTACATCGAAAAGAAAAACGGACTCAATTATTTGAGCTGGGCTAACGCATGGAGGGAGCTGAAAAAGATCTACCCGGGTGCAACCTATGAGGTCATCCACAACCCTGAGGGGTTGAATTACCACACGGACGGACGGACTTGCTGGGTCGAGGTCACCGTGCGGATCAATGACGAGGAACAGACCGAGAGCCTCGCCGTCATGGACTTCCGCAACGCCTCGATTCCGTTTGACAAGGTCACCTCGGTGGATGTCAACAAGAGCATCAAACGGTGCCTTGCCAAGTGCATCGGGCTTTTCGGTCTCGGTATCAGCTTATACGCCGGGGAGGATCTCCCGGAAGAGGCTGCACCAAAAGACGAGATCGCCAGTGCCAAAACGGTACCAAAAGCCGAGAAAGCGGTGCCAAAATACCTTTGCACCGAGTGCGGTAAGCAGATCACCCCGGTCACCTACAACGGCGAGGATTATGGTGTGATGCGGATCAATAACATGAGCATGAAACATTTCGGCAAGCCTATGTGCTGGGAGTGTATGCAGAAAGCGGCGGCGGAGAAGAAAGGAGAGCAGAAAGATGCTGAATAAGGTCATCATGATGGGGCGGCTCGCCCACACTCCAGAGGTCAAGGACGGCGAGACCAAGGTCGCCCGGATGCGGCTGGCGGTCGGTCGGGACATCAAGGGCAAGGACGGCGTTGATTGCGACTTTTTCGATGTGACGGCTTTCGGGCGTACCGCTGAATTCTGCGGCACCTATCTCGCAAAGGGGAGGCAGATCGTTGTCGAGGGTCGCCTCCAGAATCGGAGCTACACCGACAAGGACGGCAACAAGCGCACCGCCACCGGGATCATCGCAGATCATTTGTATTTTGCTGACACCCAGCCGAAAGAGGAAAAGCCTCCGCTCGAGCCGTTCCTGACCGAGCCGCCGAGGGATATCCCGGAGGAAACCAAGGCATACGGCAAGCGCATCGAGGAGAGCCTCAAGCATCCGCTGGCGGAAACCGTTGACCCGATGGATGTGGATCTCCCTTTTTGAGGTGGTGAGCTGATTGAGGGCATACATCTGCGGATATTTTACACACCTTGATATGTTCAAGCGCCTCTCGGATGCGGCGGTCGGTCGCCTCTACCGTGCGATGCTCCTATATGGGAGGGATGGTGTTGAGCCGTCTCTCCCGGAGGAGAGCGCAGAGGCGGTGGTTTGGGATGCGCTCAAGGTGCAGCTCGACCTCGACCGAAAGCGCTATGATCGCAAGGTCGCAAATTTCGCAAAGGCGACAGAGGCGCACTATGGCAAAAAGCCAGCCAAAACAGAGCCGGGTGCAAAATCGCCGGAACCTTTACCGAAAACCGATGAGATCTCAGACCTCCGGCGCTTTATCGATTCCATGAAATCATCATGATTTTGTTACCGTTTTGTAATTCCTAAAATCGATTTCGGAATACCGAAAAGCAATTTCGGAATACCGAAAACCGTTTTCGGAATACAAAGGAAAAGGATAAGGTAAAGGAAAAGGAAAAGGTAAAGGATAATGCTAATGATAAGGAAAAGGAAACGCACCCGGGGAGGTGCGGCAGAGCAGAGAGATTTTGTAGAGACAGGAGGACGAGGATGAAACCAATCGGCAGCTTTCCGGGAGAATTGTCAGCAGCTCGGCATACGGTAGGGCACAAGCATGGTTGCTCGCTGCCAAGCGATAACCTGACGGAGCAGCAGATCCGTAAGCTCAACGGCGAGGTCAAGACGGTGCGCCTCCGCCCGGGCATCAAGTGGGCAGAGCTCTGCGCCCTGTCGGACACGATGCAGAGGGAGTACCTCAACACGATGATCTCACACGGCGCTCATAGCGTGCAGCTCGGGGAGATGTTTGGTGTGTCGAGCGTAGCGGTCGGGATGCGGTGCAAGGCGCTTGGTGTGCCGCTCAACGCCAAGGGTGCCGGGAAAAAGGTGCTGGAGGACGATGCGCTCCGCTGGAGGACATGGGTCAGCAAGTGCGCAGAGGAGGACAAGCAGAAAGAGGAGGAGAAAAAGGTGGACAGGAAAACACTCGAGGATGCCGGGGCGCTTTACCCCGAAAATAACATCACGATCACCACGGCGGTGACATCGCCCATTGTTGGAGTGACGAGCGGCACGATCTCGGTCATCGGCACCGTTGAGGAGGTGCTCGGAGCCGTAAGCCGGGCGCTGGTCGGGTGCATGGGGCTACAAGAGCGTATTGAGGTGTTTGTGCGGTATGGGAGGGATTACAAGTGATCCAATGGAGTTATGACCATCTGCCGGAGCCATCGCTTGAGCCACCATATCAGCGAGAGCCGGAACGCTGGTGCGATGAGTGTGAGTATTATACGGACGAGGAGGGTGTGCGCTTTTGCCTGATGTATCAGGTAGAGGTCAAGGATATGCATGAGGCTAACGGCTGCACCGGGTATATGGAGGAGCTATTTCTATGAAACTGATCGATGCTGATGCGCTCATCGAGTGGCTGGGCGATTGCACCGAGGGCGATGACGAGACCGTCAAGGAATGGTTTGCATCGTTCACCCGGGTGCTATGGAAGTACCCGGAGCACCCGGATGCGGCAATCGTTACGAAGTGCAAGAACTGCGCTTACTACGGTGTGGAGTGCGTGGGATTCGGGGCAAACGGCTTTTGCTCCGAGGCAAAAAGGAGGGCGTGATGCTTACTTATCGGGACTATGTGTATAGCGTGCTCAACGAGTACGCCACCGACCAGATGGCGGTAGTGACCATCCCGGAACAGATCGAGACCGAGCGCCAGCGCCGGGAATCGCTGCGAGCCGCCAAGACGGACGGCGACCGGGTGAGCGGAGGCGATGGGCAAACGGACGATGCGTGGCTCACCTCGATACAGAGGGAGACCTACCTCACCGCCCAGCTCGACAAGTGCCGCCGGGTCATTGAGACCGTCAGCGAGGTCATCAGGGCGCTGGAGGACGATGAGCGTGAGATCGTGACGAGGCTGATGCTCAACCGGGAGCGGAACGGCACGGCGATGCTGGCGGAGGAGTGGGGTGTCGATGAGCGCACCGTATTTCGGGCAAAGGATCGGGTGCTCCGAAAGCTGGCGAGGATGCTGACAGGGGAGGCAAGGGCATGAATGTGAAAAGCAAACTGATAAGTAATGTTTACAGTTATGACCGCCAGAAAGCGGAGAAATGGCTCACCGAGTGGGTCGATGCGTGGGTCAAGGTCGGATGGGTGTGTACCGAGTGGCGTGAGCCGTCCCAGCATGAGATGAGCGCCACGGTCGAGTGCGAAATCGAGGTGGGCGATGATGCGTAAACCGTTGCCGTGTCCATTCTGCGGCAGCCACCTCATCCGGGTGATCGAGCGCAAGCCGGAGCACATCCCGGTGCCGCCGCTCTACCGGGTGCAGTGTGAGAAGTGCGGAGCATCGTCAGCATCATCCGATGAGCCGATGATGGCGGTAGAGTATTGGAACAGGAGGGTACCGGGACTATGACTAACTTTGAGGAGATCACGCAATCGTTAGAGCGGCTGGCAATATTTATCGATCACGCCACAAATCCAAACCGCACTGTTGTCGGATGTCCACCAGATGATTGGGCGTGCCAGATGGATGTAAACGAGCATTGCCATAGCTGCCGGGAGTGCTGGCGCTTGTGGCTGGAGGAGGAGAGCAATGAGTGTGCTGATTAAGGGCATGAAGATGCCAGAGAACTGTGGAGAGTGCTTACTTGCTAAACTATCACCCACAGGGGAGAGCCTTGTATGCAACCTTGACTTGTCAACGGTATCGTGGGAAGAGAGACCGTTCACTTGCTTGCTCACCGAACTTCCACCGCACGGAGATTTGATAGACAGGGATGCGCTGATGGAGTTAATTGAGCATGATACGCCGTTGTCTTCCGTGTATGAGAAAACCACACGGCGGTATTTACACAATGCCCCGACCATCATTGAAACGGAGGGGAATAAGCATGAGTGAATGGATTCCCATTAAGACTCGCCCCATGACCGAAGAGGAACGGCGGGAACAGAGTGAGCGTCTTGGATATGATGTTGAATATGACGATGCGGTCTGGTTTGTTGGGGAACTCCCAGATGACGGACAGCGGGTGCTGACTTGCTCCAAGTGGGGACGCATTGAAATTGACACCTTTGAGAATGACCCAGACTATGGATGCTACTTTGAGGACAACGGTGACATGGACGGTATAATTGCGTGGATGCCGCTCCCAGAACCACCGAAAGGAGATTGAGCATGATGATTTGCGATAACTGCATGAACAACCCAAAGAACAATCCGTATGCTTCTGGATCTTGTAACTGTGCGTTACCGACAATAGAGCAAGGTAGCGGATGGTTTCAAGGTGGGAGAACGCAGACGGAAAAGACTTTTACAACGAGTAATTTTACAAGCGGTACAATTGAAATCACCTACAACAACGGAGAGAAGTACACCGCTTGCCTCGCAGATTCCTACGACAATGTAATGGCTTGTCTCTTGGACGATGATTCTGTTTCTGTGTCGCACGGCATTGGCAAGGCAGAGGAGGGCGAGTGATGGGATCAATGTCACGGAATAAGGGCAAGGTCGGGGAGCGTGAGTGGGCTCGGTACTGCACCGCCCGGGGCTATGAGTGCCACCGAACGGCGCAGTGCCGGGGGGACACAGGACAGGCGGCGGATGTTGAGGGCTTGCCGGGGATCCATATCGAGGTGAAACGCACCGAGAGCTTGCGCTTGTACGATGCGCTGGCGCAGAGTCGACACGATGCGGCGGTGGGCGACCACGGCATCCCGATCGTGGCGCACAGGCGGAACGAGGAGGATTGGGTGGTCATCATGGCGGCGGATGATTGGTTTACCCTTTACAAGGCTTGGGAGGAAAACCCGACCGCCACAGATATCGCAAGCACCGTCAGGGATGATCATGTTGAGTTTAAGTGCTCACGATGTGGCGCAACAATTGGATGCGTTGAGTGCGGCTCGCTGGACGGCGCAAAATTTAACTTTTGCCCGGGGTGTGGTGCAAAGCTCGAGGGTTACAAGTGGTGGTTGGAGGAACTGCGTGACGAATGGGAGGATCAAGAGTGAGCATACCGAAATATGATTATGTCATGGATTACATCGGCGACAAGGATCTTTTTCGGGCGGTCATGTTTGCCAGAAAGATGATGAGGAATGGAACGGAGCCAGCCATCGCCATCAGGAGAGCCGCAAGGTATTACGATGTAGATGCATCGGATGTTGGTCATTATTGCGCACAAGTGGCTGGGCGCATCAACGCAGAAAGGAATGGAAAGCAATGAGCGAGGACAGAGGGCATCTGTGGGTGCTGGTGCGCTATGAGATCGACCGGGGTGCGGTGTTACCTTGGGAGCATGAGGAGACCAAGGTCAGCACACAGGAGGGCGATGCGCTGGATCAGTTTATGGAGCACATCTTTACCGGGATCAGGGACAACACGCTGGAGGTGGTCATGAGTGAGGATGATTGATGCGGATCGCCTCATCGCCCGGATCATGCGCTTGAGCGCCGGGAGGATGCTGGCGCAGTGGACGGCTGGCGGCTTGATCAAGCTCATCGAGGAGGAGGTCGCAAATTGTCAGTTTTGTGTCATTGAAAATCGTGAAAAAAGTGATACAATAGTATCGTGAATATGTGCACAAAAGCGCCGGGGTGATCGCCTTGGCGCTTTTGCTATGTCAGGAGGAGACATGGCGCAAGAGTTTGCCCGGGCGTTTTACGATTCACCAGCTTGGAAAGCGTGCCGCAAGGCGTACATGAAAAGCGTGGGCGGTCTGTGCGAGCGGTGCATGAGCAAGGGGCTATTGCGAGCCGCTGACCTTGTGCATCACAAGACGGTGCTCACGCCGGAGAACATCGTACACCCGGAGATATCGCTCGGGTTTGATAACCTTGAGGCGGTGTGTACCGAGTGCCACCGGGAGCTGCATGAGCATGAGCACCATCAGGCGCATGAAAAGCTGCGGATGCGGAGCAAAAAGCGCTGGAGGGTGGACGAGTTTGGGCATATTGTTGCAAAAGATACGCCCCCCGAAACGGAAAATTGTAGGATTTGACAAACACCAAGCCGGGTGAACTGGATTCACGCACATCGAGAGAGATGCGAGCCACATGAACGGAGAACGCACGGACATGATAGGCGATAATGCCATTTTAGCCTATTATCAGGCAATCAAGGACGGATCTGTCACCGTAGGGCGATGGATCCGCCTCGCTTATGAGATGCTGGTCAACGGAATCGAGAGCCAGCGCTGGTTTTTCGACCAAAAGGCGGCAAATAATGCCATCGAATGGATAGAATCGCACTGTTTCCATGTCGAGGGGCGGCTCGCCCCGGGTGCGGTCAAGCTGGAGCTATGGCAAAAGGCGTTTATCTCGGCGATTTTCGGTATACACGATGAAAACGGCGACCCACAGTTTCGTGAGGTGTTTCTGCTTATCGGGCGGAAAAACGGCAAGAGCCTGATGGGCTCCATGATCTCCGATTATGTGTTTCGGGTGGCTGGCGGCTATGGCGCCCGGGTGTATGTGGTCGCCCCGAAACTGGATCAGGCTGACATCGTCTACAATTCCACATGGCAGATGATCACGCTCGACCCGGAATGGCAAGCCGAGGAGGAGCTGAAGGCGGAGCGTGACGAGCACAACAAAAAGATCCATGATGATTCTTTCCACGCTCGCCACCGACAGACCGACCTCGCCGTCCCGGGCACAAACAGCACGGTCAAGAAGATCGCTTTCTCCGCCAAGAAATCGGATGGTTTCAACCCGAGCCTGTGCGTATGCGATGAAATCGCCGCATGGGAGGGCGACCCGGGGCTCAAGCAATATGAGGTGATGAAAAGCGGCATGGGCGCACGCCCTGATGGGCGGCTCCTGTCGCTGACCACCGCCGGGTACATCAATGACGGCATTTTCGATGAGCTGATGAAACGCAGCACCCGGATGCTCTTGGGCGATAGCAAAGAGCGCCGCCTGTTGCCGTTGCTCTACCAGATCGATGATGTCGAGAAGTGGAACGACATCAATGAGCTGCGCAAGAGCTTGCCGAACCTCGGGATCTCGGTCTCGGTCGATTATATGCTCGAGGAGATCGCCATCGCCGAGGGGAGCCTCTCCAAGCGCCGGGAGTTTCTGTGCAAGTATGGATGCATCAAGCAGAATAGCTCACTGGCGTGGCTCGATGCACAGACGGTCAGCAAGGCGTGCGGCGGCACGCTCCGGCTGGAGGACTTCCGGGACAGTTATGCCGTGGTCGGTATCGACCTGTCACAGACCACCGACCTGACGGCGGCGGTTTGCCTCATCGAAAAGGCTGGGCAGCTCTACGCCTTTGCGCACTTCTGGCTCCCGGGCGAGAAGATTGACGAGGCAAGCCAGAGGGACGGACTTCCGTATCAGCTCTACATACAGAGGGGCTTGATCTCGCCAAGCGGTGAGAATTTCATCGATTACAATGATTGCTATAACTGGTGTATCTCACTGGTGGAGCAATACCAGATATTACCGCTATGTGTCGGGTATGACCGATACAGTGCGCAGTACCTCTGCGGCGCTAATGGGATGCTTGAGAATTACGGATTTAAATGCGACCCAGTTTATCAGGGGGAGAACCTCTCCGGGGTGATCCAAGAGTGTGAGGGGCTCCTCAAGGACGGCAAGATCCACATCGGGGACAATGACCTCCTCAAGGCGCACTTGTTAGATAGCGCCATTAAGATGAGCGTGGAGCGTGGGCGTGGGCGGCTCGTCAAGGTGCGACCCACCGCTCATATAGACGGCACCGCCGCCCTGTTGGATGCCCTCTGCGTGCGACAGAAATGGTATGGCGAGCTCGGTGACCGCTTAAAAAATCAGGGGTGAGGGAATGGGACTTTTTTCCGCTATTTTCGGGAACAGACCGAAAGAACCGAAAAGCTATGACGGCGTATGGAAAATGCTGGACGGTTATACGCCGCATTTCTCGAGCTGGGGCGGCTCCATCTATGAGAGCGAGCTCATCCGGGCGGCAATCGAGGTAATTGCTACCCATGTGGGCAAGCTACGCATCGAGATCTCGGGCACCGCAAAGCCAGCGCTCCGAAACAAATTGAGCCTCAACCCGAACGAGTTTCAAACATGGGAACAGTTTAACAGGAGGCTGACCACGATCCTCCTGATTCACAACACCGCTTTTCTTGTTCCTGTGTGGGATAGGTACGGCGAGATCTCCGGCATCTATGCGCCGCTCCCGGATCGGTGCACTATCGCCGATTATGCCGGAAAGCCGTTCCTCCGCTATGAATTTAGCTGGGGACAGACGGCGGCGGTAGAGCTGGAATATTGCGGCATCCTCAACAGGCACACATATCGGAATGACTTTTTTGGTGAGAGCAACCGGGCGTTGTTCCCGACCCTCGACCTGATCAAGATCCAGAATCAGGGCATCGAGGAGGGTGTCAAGAGCGCCGCATCCTACCGCTTTATGGCGCAACTTATGAATTTCAGCAAAAGCTCCGACATCGCCGCCGAGCGTAAGCGTTTCACTGAGGAGAACTTCTCCCGGGATGCCAAGGGCGGCGGTCTGCTCCTGTTCCCCAACACTTATAAGGATATCAAGCAGATCGAAGTCAAGCCTTGGGTCATTGATGACAAGCAGATGCAAGCCATCAAGGATGGCGTTTTCCAGTATTTCAATGTGAACGAGGACATCCTCACCGGGAAAGCCTACGGCGATGCCTATGCCGCTTTCTATGAATCCACCATCGAAAGCATCGCCATCCAATACTCGGAGGTGCTCAGCCGGATGCTCTACACATACAAGGAGCAGCTGGCTGGCAACAGGGTGATGTTTACCGCAAACCGCTTGCAGTTTATGACCAACGCCGACAAGCTCGCCGTTAGCGCACAGATGGCTGACCGGGGGCTGATGACCCGGAACGAGATCAGGGAAATCTGGAACCTCGCACCGCTGCCGGAACCGCTGGGCTCCCAGCTCCCGGTGCGTGGTGAGTATTACAACGCAAACGATGAGGACACCGGGGAGGAGGCGGCGACAGAATGAGGCGAGGCACTACACCCACAAACACCTTTGCGGTCGATGTCGATCTCACCGGGGCTACCATCTTTGTGAGCTACGAACAGGACGGCAAGATGGTGTTTGAAAAGACCGGGACAGATGTGACGGTCGCCACCGATTCCGTGAGCGTGAACCTGACACAGGCTGATACGCTGGCTTTCCACCCGGGTCGGGTGTGCATCCAGATCCGCTATATCGACCAGATGGGCACGGCGGATGCGAGCAATATCATCGAGACCACCGCCGAGCGCATCATCAAGGACGGCGTTATCTCGTATGTTTAATGCGAAATTCTCCGGCGGTGCTAATTTCACCGCCAAGATTAGAGGAAACGATCAGTTTACGGCGCACCTCTCCGAGACCATCCTCAAGCCTATCGGTGAGTATTACACCGGGCGGTACGATTTCATCCCGACCGATTTCGACCAGACCGTGCACATAAACGGCATGGTAGCGACCCAAGACATCACGATCAGGGCGGTGCCTAATGACTATGGCAAGATCATTTGGGACGGCTCAATCATTTATGTGAGGTAAGGACATGGCACAGAATGTTGTTATCAATGGCGTGACATATAGCAACTGTCCCGAGGTAGATATCCCCAAAAGCGGCGGCGGTACGGCAAAGTTTTTTGACACTTCTGACGGAAATGCGGCGAGCGGAGACATTCTTTCTGGTAAAAGTGCATATAATGCCTCCGGCGCAGTGTCGGGCGGCATGACCAACAACGGCGCAACCGGGGGAATGATTTCGACAAAAGCTGGGAGTTATACCATCCCAGCCGGGTACACCACCGGCGGATCCGTGACGATTGCGACCGCTGCGGTGACCGACTTGGTCAGCGGCAACCTTTTGAGCGGCAAGACGGTGCTGGGCGTTTCCGGCTCCCTGTCTATGCCCACGATCTCACAGGACGGTACCACCCACATCCTGAGCATTAGCTGATGAGGGGGTGCTGGCATGGCATATAGCGACATCACCTTGATGGGTGCGACATACCCGACCGTGCCAGCCGTTACACTTCCGAAAAGCGGCGGCGGTACTGTCAAATTTGTCGATGTTTCACAAGAAACCACGGCGATCCCGGCGGATGTGGCGAGCGGAAAAACTTTTTTCCAAGCTGACGGCACTGTCGCCACAGGAACGGCATCCGGGGGCGGAGGCTCCGGGCTAACGATGCTGACATCGTCCAGCCTCGGCACCCTGTCCACCACAGGGACGGCATCGGCGAGCACAGGCAAGAGCATTTCGGTGACCGGGTACAACGGATATGATGTGCTCATAGTCGATGCAAGCGTTGACACGCCGACCAACGGACGGCACACCAGTACGGTCAGCATGGTATACCTCACTGGAACGAGCAATGTGAACACCAAAAACACCTATGCCGTAGGTGGTAACAAGTGGAATAGTAAACTCTCATCCAGCGGCACCGGGAGCACCCGGCAAAGCACAACGGCATACGGCGTATATGCGAGCTCCGCAACGGTATCGAACAACACCATGTCGATACCGTTTTATTATCGCTACAATTCCAACAACACAGGAACGATCAACGGCACATACACGGCGAGGGTGTACGGTCTCAAACTGTATGAGCTGGTAGGAGGCTAACAATGGCAAGCAAAACGATAGAGGACAAGCTCCGGGAGGGCAGACAGTACCGCAATATTGACCTCGCCGGGCTCGAGCTCAAGGCGGAGGATGAGGGCGCTATGGTGGTCGAGGGTTATGCCTCGACTTTTAATGACCCTTATCAGCTCTTAAAGATGGACAATTTTACTGTGCGTGAGCAGATTGATCCGCACGCTTTCGATGCCGCTGATATGAGCGACATCATCATGCAATACAACCATGAGGGTAGGGTGTTTGCCAGAACAGGCAACGGCACCCTGACCGTCAACCCGGACGAGCATGGGCTCCACATCCGTGCCGACCTCTCCGGCACCGAGCTGGGGCGGCAAGTGTTTGAGGAGATCCGTGGCGGCTATACGAATAAGATGTCTTTCGGTTTCCGGGTCGCCGAGGACAGGCGAGAGGAAACGGAAAACCGGGAGACCAACGAGGTCGACATCCTCCGAACCATCACAAAGATTGAAAAGCTATATGATGTTTCGGCGGTTTCGATACCAGCGAACGATGCGACCAGCATCAGCGCACGCACAGACGGCGAGGGAGTTATCGCCGAGGTGGCGGAGGAGCTCCGTAAGCGTGAGGCTGAACGGCTGCACCGTGAGCGGCAAAGGCAAAAAATCAGGATCATGCTGGAGGTAAACAAGTGAATTTCAGCGAGATGAGTGTCTCCGAGCTGGAGACCAGACTTGCCGCCATCGGCGAGGAAATCAATGCTGACGATGCGGATCTCGATGCCCTTGAGGACGAGACCCGGAGCATTAAGGCGGAGATGGAGAGCCGGAAACAGGCGGAGGTCAAGAGGAACGAGATCCGGGATGCCGTGGCTAACGGTGCCGGAGAAACCAAGAAAGAATTTGAGAAAGAGGAAAGAGAAACCATGACTATCGAGGAACTGCGTAGCTCCAAGGCTTACGCCGAGGCGTATGCCAACTACATCAAGACCGGGCGTGCTGATGAGTGCCGTGCTCTGTTGAGCGAGAACGCTCCTGATCCCAGCCTCGCCACCTCCGGGCTGCTGCCTGTCCCCTCTATCCTTGAGGAGGGCATCAAGACCGCTTGGGAAAATGACCAGATCATGAGCCGGGTGCGCCGCAGCTTTGTGCGTGGAAACCTGATTATCGGCTTTGAGGTCTCCGCCACTGGTGCCGAGGTGCACGATGAGGGCGATGATGCTCCCGATGAGGAGACCCTCGTGCTGGGCAAGGTCGCACTGGTGCCGGAAACAATCAAGAAACTCATCCGAATCTCTACGGAAGTGGCGGCTCTCGGTGGGGAGGCGTTTCTTGAGTACATCAGGGATGAGCTGACCTACCAGATTGTCAAAGAGGCTGCGAAACAGGGCATCCTTGACATCGTTGGAGCTCCGGCGACTTCCAACACTGGCGCTATCGGTGTTGACGTTGTCACCGCCAGCCCCACGGTCATCACCATCCCGGCGGCTGCCGCCTATCTGGCTGATGACGCACAGAATGTCTGCGTGATTATGAACCGCCAGACCGAGGCTGACTTCCTCGCCGCACAGGCTGGCGGCGGTTTCAGCATCGATCCGTTTGCTGGTCTGCCCCGGGTGTACACCTCTGCGCTGCCGTCTTACTCCGTTGCCACTACTGGCGTTTGCTACGCCATTGTCGGCGACCTGAACGGACTCCAGTACAACTTCCCCGAGGGTGCCGATGTCAAGATCGTTTGGGACGAGTACTCCGAGGCGGAAAAGGATCTCGTCAAGATCGTTGGACGGCAGTACGCTGGTCACGGCGTTACCAAGCCCGGCGCTTTTGTCAAGATCGTCCACGAGGCGTAATAGCTTGAGGCAATAGAGGGGAGGGGGCGAGAGCCTCCTCTCCTCGCATTTGGAGGAGAGAACGCATGAAAACGCTTGTAGCTATACCGTGCATGGATATGGTGCACACAGGCTTTTTTAAATCGGTAATTGGTATGCGCCCGGTAGGGGAGGCTCGGTTTTCACTGACCGCCTCCTCGCTTGTCTACGATGCCCGGAACAACCTTGCAAAGCAAGCCATCCGGGAGAAGTGTGACAGGATCCTGTGGCTGGATAGTGATATGGATTTCCCCGGCGACCTAATGCAACGGCTTGCCGCTGACCTCGATGAGGGTCGGGATTTTGTTTCGGGTCTGTACTTTAGGCGCCGGGCTCCACTTGCCCCTGTGGTATACAAACAAGTGGACTATCTGGAAAGCCCGGAGGGTGCGCTCACGCCTCAAGCGGTGCCTTATGATGACTATCCGAAAGATAGCATCATTGAGGTCGCTGGCGTGGGATTTGGGTGCTGCATGATGACCGTCAAGGTGGTCGAGGACATGATGAAACAATTCGGATTGCCCTTTTCTCCGATCCTTGGTTTTGGCGAGGACTTGAGCTTTTGCTTGAGGCTCACCAAGATGGGCATCAAAATGTGGTGCGATACCAGTATCAAGTGCAACCATATTGGCTTTTATGAGTATGGCGAGAGCGATTATATCGCACAGGAGGCGGCTAAAAATGGCGATGCTTGACACCGTCAAATTAGCGATGCGCATCGCAAATACCGCCTATGATTCCGAGATCGAGAGCCTCATCGAGGCGGCTTGCAAGGACATCGGGATCGTGGGCGTATCTGTCACCTCCGACACTGACGATGCGCTATTGACGAGGGCAATCATTACATACACCCGGCTGAATTTCGGAACGCCGGACGATTATGATCACCTCAAAGCATCATACGATGAGCAGAAAGCGCAGTTAATCACCGCAACCGGGTATGGAGGTGCTCTAACATGATCCACCCCACCGTGCTGACACTGTACACCGAGGTACCGCATGGGTACTTTGATACGGTCGGCACCGACACCCGGGAGGTCTATGCCGAGGTCGCTGATGTTGGGCTCAACGAGTATTATCTGGCACGGTCAGCCGGGCTCTCCCCGGAGATCGTGTTTGAGCTCACCGACTATAGCGATTACAACGGTGAGAAACTGTGTGAGTACGCTGGGCAACAGTACCGCATAATCCGGGCATCCCGAAAGGGGATGCGGCAGCGGCTGACTTGTGAAAAGGTGGATGTAAATGCCTGATTCAAGACCGACAAGCCTGTCGGAGCTGGCGACCTATCTCAAGACAAACACGCAAATCGAGTTTGCTCTGTGGGCATGGGCGCACGCTCCCGGTGGCACCTATGGCGTGGTCACGATGGACGAGGATGCCACATTTTTCGCACAGGGAAACGCTGAACACGCCACCCGGGGATATGTTGACATTTTTTGCAGATCGGACGGAATGACCGAAAAGGGTAGCGTTGAATCGGCGCTGACCTCAAGCGGCTGGCACTGGTGGCACAATGCCGTACAGTTTGAGGAGGACACCGGGACTACGCACCACACTTGGAGCGTGGCATGGCTGGGGTAAAGGTCAAAGACCTATCGGATTATACCAAAATGCTGAACAATCTCGGAGGGCTTGCAGAAACAAACCGAGTATGCAAGACGGCGCTCTTTGATGGTGCGGCAATTATTGCCGATGCCGTGAGGGCGGAGATTGAGGCGCTCCCTGTGGACAATAAAGCGTATGGCACTCCAGACCATCCCATCAGCACCGTGACAGGAGCTGAAAAAGCTGGCTTGCTCCACGGTTTTGGTCTTGCACCCATGAAAGACGATAGGCTCAAATGGACAACGCAAGCCGGGTGGGATGGGTACAATGTTGTACGCACAAGAGCCTACCCAAGTGGGCAAGCAAACGCAATGATCGCCTCCGGCGTTGAAAACGGCACCTCTTGGCGCAAGCCCAACCATTTCATTACGAGGGCAAAACGCAAGGTGCTCGAAAAGGCAAACGCCGCAATGGCGGCAGCTGCGGAGAACACTATTCGACAAATAATGGAGGAAAGTAAGTAATGGCTGCGAACGGTAAAGTTATTACCGGGTTTTCGGATCCCTATGTGGCGCTCTACGCCAATAGCGGCACCTCCGTGACCTACACCAGCACCACCGTCCTCGCTCGTGGCGTGAGCGTTTCCATCACGCCTGACGATGTCGGGGATGACAATATCTTTTACGCTGACAACCAGCCAGCGGAGTATGCCAGCGCCGTGTTTAAGGGTGCTGACCTCACCCTGACGGTCGATGGTATGCTCGATGCGGCTCGGGATCTCGTCCTCGGTCTGCCGACCGCTACCGCTATCACGGTGGGCACCGGGACGGTCAATGTGACCGAGTTTGGCGATTCCCAGAGCATCCCCTACATCGGTGTCGGTTTCGTTGTGCGTTACATGAGCGATGGGCAGACCTCTTACGGCGGTGTTGTGCTGAACAAGTGCAAAATCAAGAACATCGATACCAATGCCGCCACACAGGAAGAGGACATTGATTGGCAGACACAGGAGCTCACCGGGAGAGTGCTCCGCAGTGATGATGCAAACCACACTTGGCGCATGATCACCGAGGATCTCTCCACGCAGACCGAGGCGGTCAACGCCGTCAAGGTGCTGCTGGGCGGCACGATCTAATGAGCGACAGGAGGAGAGCGCAATGGTTGTTTACGGTAAAGAACGAGGCTTTTTGATGACGGTCGGGGCATCCGCAGAGATTGCAAAGCTCTGCCCTGACCAGAAGCTGGAGAACTTGAGCACGGTGTTTTCTGCGAAATCAGGGGATGCCGATTCTCTTGAGACAACGGCAAAACTGATTTGCGCCCTAAATAAGGGATATGAAACAAATCAGCACTTTACTGATCCCAGCCACAAGGCGGAGCCGCTCACCGTTGAGGAAGTGCTTTCCCTCCGGGTGGAGGACTTTAAGCAACTGCAATCCGAGGCGGTGGCGGCGATGCTGCCCAAGAGAGAGATCCAGACAGAAAGCGTAAAAAAAAACATAGGGGAGCCGGAGGAGAGATAGACCTATCACCGATGTGGCTTATCTTCTACGGTCGCAAGGAATTCGGTATGTCGAGGGCGGAGGTATGGGCTACATCTCTATGGGAGATGCAAGACCTACTTGCCGCCCTCGCTATCTACAACGGACACGCAAAGCAAAAGCGCAAGCCGTCCCTGATGGATGTGCTCGCAATGAGGTGATTACATGGCGGTACAAGCTGGCATCAAGATCGGCGTAGAGGGTGAAAGAGAATACAGACAGGCGCTCTCTAACATAAATCAGCAAACTAAAGAGCTCACCAGCGAGATGAACCTCCTGACGAGCTCTTTCGATAAAAACGCAACGGCGGAGGAAAAGAACGCCGCCAAATCCAAGATACTCCAGCAGCAGATTGACAACCAGAGCAACAAGGTGGCTCTGCTGACCGAGAAGTATAATAAGGAGCAGAGTGAGCTCGCACGCCTCAAGGCGGAAATGGAGCGAGCCACTACCGAGTACGGCGCTAATAGCAAAGAGGCGCAGAAAGCAACGGCGGAATACAACCGCTTTGCAACGCAGACCTCTAAAACAAAGACCGACCTCAATAAGGCAAAAACAGAGCTCAACAAGATGACCACCGAGCTCGAAAATGCGCAGAACCCGACAAAAGAGGAGGCATCTGCGCTTGATGAGGTCAAGGAAAACGCTACCGATGCCGGGGATGCCGGGCTCAAGTTTGGCGACATCCTCAAGGCTAATGTTATCAGCGACATCATTGTCGGCGGTGTCAAGGCGCTCGCCAGAGCCGTTGCGGATCTCGCCAAGGGTATGCGTGACACGGTCACCGATACAGTAAAGTGGGCGGATGACCTTAATACCCTGTCGATCACTTCCGGCGTGAGCACCGACCGCCTCCAAGAGCTCCAGTATATGGCTGGGCTGGTCGATGTGGAGGTCACCACGGTCACCGATTCCATGACCAAGCTGGTGCGCTCCATGAACACGGCGGCGGACGGTACTGGCGATGCGGCGGATGCTTATGCCGCCCTCGGTGTCGCCGTGACCGATGCCAGCGGTAACCTCCGAGACCAGAATACCGTATTTAACGAGGTCATTGATGCCCTCGGGAGCCTCGACAACGAGACCCAGCGAGATGCCTACGCAATGACGATATTCGGGCGCTCCGCCCGGGAGCTCAACCCTCTCATCGAGGCTGGATCCGACCAGCTCGCCGCATGGGCGGATGAGGCTCACAATGTGGGATATGTCCTTGACAATGACACCATTGGCTCCCTGTCCTCTGTACAGGATGCGCTCGACCGCCTACAGAACGCTGGCGACCAGATCAAGCGCACTTTTGTCACCTCGCTCGCCCCGGCGCTGACAAAGATGCTCGATAATGTTGTCCCGGCGGTGCAGAGCATTGCGAAAGCGGTCGGCGACCTCCTCAACGGTGACATCGACATCGCTGATTTTATTGACCTCGCTATGGGGTGGATGGATCGCCTCGGGGAGGGCATCCGCAACCGCTTGCCTGACATCATGGCACAGGGCGGTCGCATTATTGTAAGCATTACCCAAGGCATCGCCACCCAGCTCCCGAGGCTGGTGCAATCCGCCGCAGAAGTGGTTTTGACATTGACCACCGGGCTGATAGAGGCGCTCCCGGCGCTCGGACAGACGGCGGTGGATCTCGTCCTTGCTCTCATTGATGCCCTCGCCACCCAAGCCCCGAAACTGATCCAGACGGCGGCGGAAATGGTTTCAAGCCTCGTTACCGGGCTGGTGTCCTCCGAAACGATTACAAAGATAATCAAAGCCGGAACCGAGCTGGTCAAGGGCGTGGTCAACGGCGTGCTCAAAGCGGTGCCGGAGCTCATAAAAGCCGCCCCCAAGGTGGTCTTGGGTCTGGTCGAGGGTCTCATGGAATCCTCGATTCTCATCGCCGAGGCTGGCATCGAGCTCCTCACGGCGTTGGTGGACAATCTCCCGACCATCATCGAAACGCTCGCCGGGTCGATTGGCGAGCTGGTTGCCCAGCTGGTGGTTGTGATCGTCAAGCTCGCCCCACGCATCGCCGAGGCTGGCGTGGATCTTCTGGTTGCGCTCGTGAAAAACGCCCCGGCTATTATCAAGGCGATCATCATGATCGTGCCCGACATCGTTGAGGCGCTCATGTGGGCATTTATCGATGCCGCCCCGGATATTGCCGATGTCGGAGAGGCGAGCATGAAACACCTCGTTGACCATCTCGCCGAGGTGGGTGCCGAAATGGCAAAAGCCGGGAAAGCGCTCATTGACCAGCTTATTGCCGGGGTTTTCGGAATGTGGAGCAGCATCAAAGCCTCCGGGCGTGAGGCGCTCAACCAGTTTGGCAAGGGCTTACAAGAAATCTTCCCCGATGCCTATCAGTGGGGTCGGGATATGGTGCAGAATTTTGTCAACGGCATCAATTCCGCCAAAAATCTGCTGATGGGTGCCGTCAACGGTGTGAGCCGCATCATCAAGAATAATTGGGGATTTTCGGAACCCTCCGAGGGTGCTCTGTCCAACTTCCACACTTTCGCACCTGACATGATGAAACTGTACGCCAAGGGCATCGAGGACAACGCTTATTTGGTTGAGGATGCGGCGGCACAAGTGGCTTACGGTGTGGCGCAATCCTACGGCACCACCAACGCCTCCACCTATAACATGGGCGGCGTGAGCATCGTGGTCAACGGCGCACCCGGTCAGGATGTGCAAGAGCTTGCCAACATCGTGATGGAACAGATGCAAAACGCAGTGGATAGAAAGAGGGCGGTATACGCATGAGCCTGACATTTAACGGCACTAACTCCGATAGTCTCGGGGTGATCGTGGAGCGGTACCCCGACCGCCCTGTCCCCCAGCGCATTGTCAATACCATCCGGGTGCCGGGTCGCAACGGCGTGCTCACCATGTCGGAGGGGTATGACAATGTGACACAGGATTACGATATTTACATCAGCGCAGAGGCGGTCGGTCTACCCTCTGCCTCTGCCGGGATGGCTGCGTGGTTGCTTGCCCCGGATGGGTATCAGCGCCTTGAGGACTCCTACAACAGTGGGGAGTACCGCATGGCGAGGCTCATCAACCCACAGGATGCGCTCAACTTTTACAACAAATACGGCAGATGCACCCTGTCCTTTGATTGTATGCCCCAGCGGTGGCTGACCACAGGGGAGACCGCCACCACCTACACCACGAGCACCACCATCAACAACCCCACCAGCTTTCCGGCTCTGCCGCTCGTTGAGGTGGTCGGCACCGGGGACATCGAGATCTCCCTCGGTGGGTACACCGTTGGCATCGATGACCTTGTCAGCGACATCACGCTCGATTGTGAGGCTCAAAACGCCTATAGCGGCTCTGTCAACCTCA